GCGCAACCCTGTTGGTTGCGCACCTCAAGTTGAACGCTTTGTTCAGCATCCATTAAGTATGTCATCCTCCGAACTTAGAGTGACCTACAATCCGGCCCAATGGGAGGAAGTAACATGCCTCTCAACTAAGCCGTTATTGCCGGGTTACCCTGACTACCTTAAGACGTCGGTCGTTAACCTGTATGCACCGCGTTATGCGGCGCGTGCAGAACGAGCGCATCCTATTGATGTTCAGGGCGACTATAGAAGTCAATGGAATTCTTTCGACCATTATAAAATTGGTCAAGATGAAGCCAGTGGCTACTATACGTATCCGTTACCTATCGTTCCTAACTCTTTTGGCGTCCATAATTCTTATGGAAGTTATTTGGGTTATACGAGGTTACCGTACGCACTCTATTACTCGGAGTTCGGCGAAGCTGGTCAGCTCAATTCTGGGCTAACCGGTTTCGTTTCTGATCGCAGTGACGGAGGTTTTGTACCCCCCCCTGCCGACCTTGATAAATTGGTTCTTGCATCTCTTTCGAGTATGCTCCCAGTTATCAAGGCCGAACTTTCGATAGTCAATTCAATTATAGAATTGAAGGACTTCGAGAGTTTACCAAAGACATTGAAGAAGATTGAAGAAGTTACGAGGAGAATACCTCGTACACTTCGCACTCTCCGTCAATTCTTCGCCGGAGCGGCTGATGGTTATCTTCAAGCGAAGTTTAACCTTCTTCCGCTCTTATCTGACATTAGCGGTATTAGAACCGCGTTGTCGCGAACTGAACGTCGTATAAACGACTTCATAACTCGTTCGGGTAGGGTTCAGCACCGGCATTATAACCGGCCGCTGACAGAATTCGTACCCACTGTAGATACTGCCTATGGCTCTGCTCCGTCAGGAACGATTAGTTCCCCGGACTTAGCCGAATCGGTAGTCTACCAGAGGTATACATATCCTGATCCTACTATATTCCATGCAGAAATCGAGTATAATTATAATTATACCCGGTACCAGCTCGAGCATGCTCGAATTCTCGCTCTTTATGATGCGCTAGGATTTAACTTAAATCCTGCTATCATTTGGAACGCGATTCCCTGGTCTTTCGTTATAGACTGGGTTCTTGGCGTTAGCCAATGGCTCAGTACTCAACGAATTGGCTTCATGGATCCGAAGATTAACATACTGAGGTACCTTTGGTCAGTGAAGAGGTCCCGTCGCATCGTGGTGCAGAGACAAGTCTCTGTTCCCGCATATGTCGACGGACCTTATTCAGTGGCCTCTGGCTGGGTACCGCTGCCGACGGTCCGCGAGACGGCTTACAGCCGTGTCGTTGGATTGCCGTCAGAACACTCGATATTAACGAGTGGACTGAACGCCAGTGAGTTCAGCCTAGCAGCTGCTCTCGTGATAGCACGAAAGCGGCCTCAGCATAAACGCGCCTAAAGCTACAAGCCCTCTTGGGCCCTTGACTAAAGCGCATAACCATAAGTTAGAAAACGCGTGCTAAGTAATACACTCAACACAAACGAAATCAAGAACGCTGCAGGTACGGAAGTTGAATTCCAACGCCTGTCTAGTAACGGTCGTAGCGCAGAGTTTGCTCAGATAACTGAGGCTCCCGCTACTCCCCACCGGCTGAACATCAGCCATCAAGAAGTGGGGGTCGGTCTCAAGAAAAGACGACGTTCTGTTGTACGATTTGATAAGACAATCGTATCAACAGTCGATTCGGCTACGCTTGTTACCGTCTCTGCATATGCAGTGCTAGACTTCCCTGTCGGGGGTCTAGTCGCAAATACAGAAGCCACTAACGTATTAGCCGAACTCATGTCGTTCCTCGCCACAACTGGCGCTGCAACGACTGTGTTGTTCGACTGTACCGGAAATGGCGCCGCTACGTTAATCAACGGTGGGTTATAAAACCCTCATAATAATAACCTTAACCAAGGCCTTATTATGGAAACCAATGATAGCGCTCCGCTGGATACAGAACCTAACGACTCTAAGGGGGCATGGTGGGTTCACGTCACATATATTGTGACTCTGATCCTCTCACACCTCCCGAAGATCGTTAAGCTGTTCCAGTGACCTTATGGAGACTTACAGTATACTTCCATCCACAGCCCAGATTACATCTGCGCTACCTGTTGCACCGAGGCCATGAATTGGCACGGCCCTAGTTTCGGGCGTTACGTTTATGTAACACACGAAATTTAAGGGCGCGACCAATCCCTGTGATCCATCGCTGTCAACTGTAACGTCAGCATAATCAATAGCTGCTGGTATATGGAAGAGACTGTCTGCCTTCGTAGTTCCTATTATCGCTTTCACGCGACGCGAGATTTTCGCGCCGTTTGGAATTGACGGTAGGAATGACTTATTAATGTTCATAATGTTAATGAGTTGGGTTCGTAAGTTGTGTAGGTGTGTGCACGCTCTAGGATTGGTTACCTTATGGCACCAATTAAGAGCCTAGATAAGTTAGTTAAACTCATCGACGCACTCCTACACGACGTCCAAACGTCGCATGGAGCTGTGTTCAACTGTCGCAGTCGTAGACTCACTCTTAAAAAGGTTGAGTCTAGAATACGGTCAGAAGGGATTGGTTTTCTCACGAAAACCTTACCATCTCTGGGAAAAGCCTTAGATAAGGCTCTAACCTTAGATACTCCTTTAAACTCTGCTACGCTGAGACTTTCGTCTCTGCCTAACAGTAAGTTGCCGAATCTTTTCGGTGAACTTTTTAAAGAAGTATTAAATGGAGATGGGACCCCCCTTCCGATTCCTTGCGTCAAGTGTGTCTCAACGTTACGGCAGCTATGTTACTTATTTTATAAGTACGAGCTCCCGTACACTGAGGAACTTGAACTACAAGTTCTGGATCAGTTTAAACAGACTGAGACGGAACTCACGACTACAACAGCTTCTTTAGATAAAATCTATGAAGCTATTAAAGAACTCGATCCGCATTGCCGACGTAGATATCTACGAACGCATCAACGAAGACGAGTATCACACGCTGTTGCTCACCAGCGATCTCAGAAAGAGATCCTGGCGAACGGATCTGGAGCCGACTTGGCTCCAGAAAAGGGTTGGAGGGATCCTTTGGTTAGCTCCGAAGGACTCCCCAACTTGCAGCTTGTGCGCGAGTCAAGAATTCTGCTCAGCAGACTTCTTGATAGTTTTGACCCGAAGGACATCGTCCCCAGGCACGGACCGGGGGCTGTTGCAACGAAGCAGCAGCTCTGGTCTAAGTACCTATGGACTAATGTTTCGGCGAAGATCACCGAACGATACCCTCTCGACGAGTATTTTTATGCTTGTCTTGGGCACGTTTGTGATAGGTATCGCGATATCGCGATAACCGACTTGGATCTTCCGGCCAAGGTTATCCTTGTTCCGAAAGATTCCCGCGGCCCTAGGCTGATATCTTGCGAACCCGTTGATTATCAATGGATTCAGCAGGGTTTAGGCCGGGCTTTAGTCAGGCATGTAGAATCACATTGGCTTACAAAGCACAATGTATTCTTCAGCAACCAACAGACAAACCGTTTCGGAGCCCTTCTTGGGTCTCTGAACGGGGAGTACGCAACACTTGACTTGAAAGAGGCAAGTGATCGCGTAACTGTTAGTTTAGTTCGCCTACTCTTCCCAGAACACATTTCTATGTATCTGTTAAGTTGTAGGAGCTCCTCGACTGTTCTACCGGACGGTACAGTTCTACCGCTCCAGAAGTTCGCGCCAATGGGAAGTGCTTTATGCTTCCCTATTATGGCGTTGTGCATCTGGGCGATACTTACCGCTCCGTTAGTCAGTGACACAGAACTCGATACCCGAGAGGGTATCGCAGTGTATGGTGATGATGTGATCGTACCTTCCCACTACGTGGGGGACGCGATCGAACTACTCGAAGCGTTTGGGTTGAAAATCAACCGTGCTAAGAGCTGCATCAAAGGATTCTTTCGAGAATCCTGTGGCATGGATGCCTTCAAAGGCTCCGACGTCACACCGACCCGATTGAGGACGGTTTGGTCATCATCACCCAGCCCTGAATCTTATACCAGTTGGATCGCTTACGCGAATTCCTTTTGGGATAAGAAGTACTATCATACCTACGATTGTATCGTAGAGCAGCTACATCACCTTTATGGTGATATACCGGACGATGAGATGTCGTGTAAACGATATCCAAGTCTTCGATACGTACCCGAGCATAAGAAACCCAAACGATGGCGTACAAACCACGATCTCCAAAAGAGAGAATGGCTAGTTCGCTACGTCAAGTCACCTATGCTATACAAGAACATCGATGGCTGGTCCATGCTTCTGAGATATTTTACAGAAGCTGGTCGGTCATCTGAGTTCGAGCGAGGTCGGGATGTCTCTTCGCCTTCTGGTGAAGAGAATCCGTTCTCGGTCAGGTTGTACACACGCCCCCGAACTAGCATGCTAGTTCGGGGGTGGCGATGAGTAATGCCAGTTAGGCGATTAACAATCGCTTTCTGTGCAAGGCTAGGAG